CGCCGAAGTGAGCCTGGTCGCCCAGCCGATGCAGCCGCTGGCGCGGGTGATTGCGGTGGATTTGGTGAAGGAGTGACAAGCATGGACGATATGGAAGTGAAAGCCGACGCGCTCGACGGCGCGTTCGATGCGGTATTGGCGGCCGAGGCAGTCGACGAATTGAAGGCGTCGGTAGCGGCGCTGAAGGCGCAGGTCGACGCGCAGGCGGTGGCGGCCTCGCGGCTGCCGCTCGACGGCGCGAAGGCGGCGGCCGATCCGGCGCGCGACGCCTTTGTCGAACGCTATCTGCGGCGCGGGATCGATGCGGGCGTCGAGATGAAGAGCCTGTCGGGGGCGAGCGGCGGTGAGGGCGGCTATGCGGTGCCGCGCGAAATCGATGGCAGCATCGCGGCGACGCTGAAGGCGCTATCGCCGATCCGGTCGATCGCTACGGTCGTGCAGACGGGGACGAGCGGATACCGCAAGCTGGTCGCGACCGGATCGACGGGGACGGGCTGGGTCGGCGAGACGGCGGCGCGGCCCGAGACGGCGACGCGCAGCTTTGCCGAAATCGCGCCGCCTTCGGGCGAGCTCTACGCCAATCCGGCGGCGAGCCAGGCGATGCTCGACGATGCGATGTTCGATGTCGAGGACTGGCTGGCGGGGGAGCTGGGCCGCGAGTTCGCGGTGGCCGAAGGTGCGGCCTTCGTGACCGGCAACGGCACGAACCGTCCCAAGGGATTCCTGTCCTATGCCGCAACGAACGAGACCGACAGCGCGCGCGCCTTCGGGACGCTGCAATATCTGGCATCGGGTGCGGCGGGCGCCTTTGGCGCGTCGAACCCGCAGGACAAGCTGGTCGAGCTGGTCCATGCGCTGAAGGCGCCGTACCGGCAGGGGGCGTGCTGGGTGATGAACAGCGATACGCTGGCGCGCATCCGCAAGTTCAAGACGAGCGACGGGGCTTTCGTCTGGCAGCCGGGGATGGTCGAAGGGCAGGCGGCGACGCTGCTCGGCTATCCGGTCATCGAAGCCGAGGATATGCCCGATGTGGCCGCGAACAGCCTGTCGGTCGCCTTCGGCAATTTTCGCGCCGGCTATCTGATCGCCGACCGCGGCGAGACGCGGATCCTGCGCGATCCGTTCAGCAACAAGCCTTTCGTGCATTTCTATGCAACCAAAAGGGTTGGCGGTGCGATCATCGATTCGAACGCCATCAAGCTGTTGAAGTTCGCCGCCAGCTAAAGCGGCTGGTGCGCGAGGGCGCCCGGTTCCGGCTCCCTTCCCTTTCGGGACGGGCCGGGCGCCTACCCGCCGGCACTACACCCCGACATTATAGCGACATTCGAAAGGATGGCCCTGCCATGCCGACCCCCATTTTCGCCGACCTGGTGCGCGAGCTGTGCCACGAGGGCGGGACCGGGCCGCTGACGCCGAGCGGCGCGGTGCCCGGCCATCGCCGCTTTGCGGGTAGCGTACCCGTCGATAGAGATTTCCATTATACGATTGCCGGCGTGGCGCAGCCCGACCAGTGGGAGGTGGGCACCGGCCATCTCGATTCCGCCGGACGTCTGGTGCGCGCAGCGATCGCGGCGTCGTCGGACGGCGGTGCCCGCGTCGATTTCGCCCCCGGCCTGAAGACGATCGCGCTGACCGTTGCCGCCGACTGGTTCGAAGCCCAGGCGATGGTCGCCGCCGAAGCGGCGAGCGCCGGCGAAGCGGTGACGGCGCTCGGTGACGCGCTGGACGGCAAACAACCGCTGTCGACGACGCACGAGGCCGTGCCCGTCGGTGAAGCCGGCGACATGATCACGGTGCGGCGGGGCGCGGATTGGGTGAACATCCCGATCGCGACGCTTGCGTATCGTGATGCCGGTGGACGGGTGCTTGCGGGCGCGGCCCTCGCCGGTGTCGACGGAAGTGCCGCCGAGCCGTCGGTGTCGTTCGCGAGCGATCCCGACACGGGCCTTTATCGTCCCGCCGCAAATATCGTCGCGCTTGCGACGGGCGGAACCGAGCGCGTCCGCGTCACGGCCGGGGGCAATGTCGGCATCGGCATCGATCCCGTCAACAAGCTGGACGTCCAGACGAGCGCCGGGCGGTTCGGGGTTGCCAGCGCCGGGTCGGCATCGGTGCGGATCAGCAGTTCGGGGACGATGCAATATGATACCGGCGCGGCGTCGTCGCACCAGTTTCTGAACAATGGCGTCGACAGCGTCGCGATCAGCAGCGCCGGCAATGTCGGCATCGGCACGACAACGCCCGAGAATTTCGGCGGCTATCGCAATCTGCACATGACCGGCCCGACCGGTTCGCAGATCACCCTGTACGGCGCATCGGACACGGTGCGGGGGTTTCTCTATACGACCGCGAGCGGCATGACCGTCGGCACCTCGACCGCGCATGGGCTGGCGCTCAGATGCAACAATGTCGAGCGGGTGGTCTTGGAGACCGGCGGCGCGCTGCGGCCGGCCGGAAACAACACGCAGTCCTTCGGATCCGCGACCAACCGATGGTCCGAATTATGGGCGTCGAAGATGGTGACGCCCTCCGGCGTCGCGCTCAGTCTTCAGGCCGGTGCGGGCGGGCAGTGGAACGTGTCCGCATCGACCGGATCCTTCTTTCCTTCGACCGACAATGCCCTGCCGCTGGGCGGGGCGGCGAACCGCGCGAGCACGCTGTATGCCGCGACCGGGTCGATCAACACGTCCGACGAACGCGAAAAGACGTGGCGCGGCGCGCTGACGGCGCCGGAAATGGCGGCGGCGCGCCGGATCGCCCTCGAACTCGGCTTCTATCAATGGAACGACGCCATTGCCCAAAAGGGCGCCGCCGGGGCGCGGCTGCATTTCGGCGTGCGCGCGCAGACGGTGTGGGCGATCATGGCCGACGAGGGCCTGATCGATCCGCTGGTGCCGGAGGCCACGCCCGACAGCCCTTATGCCTTTCTTTGTTACGATCGCTGGGATGGCGACGCAGATGGCGCGGCGCCCGCCGGGGACAGGTTCGGTATTCGCCCCGACCAGCTTTCGCTGTTCCTGATCGCCGCGCAGGAGGCGCGGATCGCCGCGATGGAGACGGCATGATCGGGAGCGCCCTCGCTTCGCGCGCGATTGCCGATGCGGCGCACCGCGACCTTGCCGCGGCATGGGGCGGACCCGCGCCGGCTGCGCGTCAGACCGAAATGACCATCGCGCGCGACCGGCCCCGGCGCGTCATCGTGCGCAAGCCCTGACCGAAAGGATTTTGCGGTGACAATGATCGTCAAAGACCCCGGAACGCGGGTCGACTTCGCATTCGAATGGGGCGCCGCCTATCCCGAGGGGCAGGCGCTGGTCGCGAGCGAATGGCTGGCAACGCCCGACGAGCCGGGCGGGGTGACCATTGCGGGACAGACATATGAGCTGGAGCAGGCGGCGGTGACGCTGGCGGGCGGGATTGCCGGCCATGTCTATCAGGTGACGAACCGCGTCACGCTGAGCGACGGTCAGATCGACGAGCGATCGATGACGGTGCGGGTGGAGGAGCGATGACGATGCGGAGCGTGACGCCGGGCGAGAGCCCGGTCAGCCTGAACGAGGCGCGCGGCTGGCTGCGGCTGGGCCCGACGATCGACGATGCCGTGGTCGCCGGACTGGTGCGCGCGGCGACCAATATCTGCGAAGCCTTTGTCGGCCAGTGGTTGATCGAGCGCGCGGCGGAGGAAGTGCTGCCGATAAACGGTGCGCCGCTGGTGCCACGGGTGCGGCCCGTCGTGGCGGTCGATGCGGTCGCGCTGATCGGGATTGACGGGGGGGAGGCGGTGCTGGCGGCCGACGCATGGGATGCGGTGATCGGCCGCGACGGCACCGCGCGGGTGACGCTTCACCAGACGAGCGGCGCGGTGCGCGCGCGCCTGTCCTACCGCGCCGGCATCGCCGCCGAGGCGAACGGGATTCCCGAGGCGATCCGCCAAGGCATCGTGCGCATGACGCAGCATCTGCACGATGCGCGCGACGGCGCCCCGGCGACTCCCCCGGCGGCGATCGCGGCGCTGTGGCAACCCTGGCGGCGGATGACGCTGGGCGGTGCGGCATGAGCGGCGCGGAGGCAGCGGTGCGTGCGCGGACATTGGCGCTGTTGCAGGCCGACGCGGAGCTGGCGGGGCTGGTCCACGGGATATTCGACGGCGTGCCCGCGCGGGCGACCGCGCCATTCGTCGCGCTCGATGCGGTCGAGGGGCGCGACTGGGGAACCAAGGACCGCGCGGGACGCGAGGTGCGCCTGACGCTGGCGGTGCACGGCGCGGGCGCGGTCGATGGTGCGGCGGCGGCGCGGATCGAGGCGATCGCCGCGACGCTGCGCGGCGGCGCCGACGGCTGGGCGGTGGTGGGCGCGCGGGTCGAACGGACGCGAACGCGTTTCGGGCGCGACGGCGGCTGGAGGCATGAGATGGTGCTGCGATGCCGCTGCCTGGTTGGCGATGGTTAGGGTGGGGGGATAATCAAATGCGGCCGGGATGGGGAGGGAAGCGGACGCTTGAAGCGTGCGCTGTTCTCCCCTCCCGCCAGCGGGAGGGGCAGTGAGGGTTGCGAGCTTGCTCGCTAGCCGCAGCGGGGTGGGTATATTCAACGTCGCATGCCCACCCCCGACCCCTCACGCCTGCGGGAGGGGAGAGGTATAGCCGCAAACGGCCGAAACCGGTCGTGTCGTTTCCGATGCGATGGTCCGCCCGCTTCATCCCCCGTCCTAGTCGGCGGGCATCGTCTTGGTTTCGGTGTAGTCCTTGAACTTGTCGACGAAGGTCGAGTGGTAATCCTCGATCTGCGAATCGGCGTCCTCGGCCGCTTCGGCGGCGGTGTCGCCGTCGGCGCGATCGAGCGCGATCACCGCGTTGCGGAACGCATCGCGTTCGGTGCCGCACGCTTCCTTGAGCGCGAGTTCATATTCGGCTTCGCCCATCTTTGCCTCGAGCGACTTCTTCATGTGGTCGCGCAGGCATTTGGTGAAGACCGCGCGCGAATTGTCGACGGCGGCAGCGGGCGACGGCGCCATGGCAGCGAGAAGAATGGAAAAAACAAGCATCCTGCGACTCCCCAGTTTGCGGATGATTATGTGCGAGGAGATGTAGACGATGGCTATCGAAAATGGGAGCGCCTTTCTGCTGAAGATCGGCGATGGCGAAACGCCGCCGGCCTATCGCACCGTTGCGGGTTTGCGGACGACGCAAATGTCGGTGAACGGCGAGGCGGTGAATGTGACGACCAAGGATTCGGGCGGGTGGCGCGAGCTGCTGTCGGGCGCCGGGGTGCGATCGGTGTCGGTGAGCGCGGCGGGAATCTTTACCGGCTCCGACGCCGAAATTCGGCTGCGCGGCCATGCGCTGTCGGGGGCGATCGACGATTATGAGCTGAGCTTCGAAAGTGGCGAGCGGCTGCGCGGCCGGTTCCTGGTCACGCGGCTCGACTATGCGGGCGATTATAATGGTGAGCGCAATTACACGCTGAACCTGGAATCGAGCGGCGCGGTGGGGAGCCTGTGAGCGCGGCGGCGAACGCCTTGCGCGGCGAGGGAGAGTTACGGATCGGCGGAGCGACCCATGTGCTGCGTCCGAGTTTCGGCGCGCTGGTCGCGGCCGAGGCGGAGCTTGGCCCGCTGTTCGCGCTGGTCGAGCGTGCCGCGGACGGGCGGCTGGCACTGGGCGAGATGGCGACGCTGTTCTGGCACTGTATCGCCGAGCGGCCCGCCGCGCTGACCCGCGAGGCGGTGGGGGGTGGCGGCAGTGCTGGCCGGCTGGCGCGGCGACGATGATGGCGGCGGCGGCATCGATGGCGCGGCGCTGGCCGCGATGATGGAGCAATATCCCGATGGGTGACGAAATCGACGAAATGGTCGTCGCGGTGCGCGCCGACACCGGCGCGTTTCGCCGCGATATCGCGGCGCTGCGCGACGATTTGACCGGACCGCTGGTCGATGCCGCCGATGCCGCCGGGCGCGGGATCGAGCGCGCACTGAACCGTGCGGTGCTGACCGGCAAGCTGGGGTTCGAGGATCTGAAGCGTATCGCGCTGTCGGTGATGGCCGACATCGCGCGCGCGGCGATCGCGAACGGGATCGGGGCCGTGACGGGCGGCGGCAGCGGCGGTGGGGGCGGCGGGCTGCTGTCGCTCGGCAGTTCGATCGCGATGGCACTGTTCGGCGCGCCGGGACGCGCGACGGGCGGACCGGTGAGCGCCGGGCGCGCCTATCGCGTCGGCGAGCGCGGCCCCGAATGGTTCGTCCCGACCGCGAGCGGGCGGGTCGAGACGGGCGGTGCGGTGCGCAATATCGCGATCACCGTAAATGTTCGTGGTGGCGGGACAGAAGAACCAAAAAGGCTCGCGCAGACGGGGCGGCAATTGGCGCAGGCGGTGCGGCGCGCGGTTGCGGCGGGAGACGCCTGATGGGCTGGGCGCTGGTGGCGGCCGAGCCGCATCATCGCAAGGGCTGGGTCAAGCGCTTCGACCCGCGTTTCTGGACCATCGACTTCGCACGCCCGATGATGGCGAGCGCGGTGACGACGGCGCCCGACGCGCTGCGTATCGAGGCGGTTTTCCACAACCGTCACGATCTGGCGGGACTGATCTGGGAGGCGGCGGATCGCTGGGACCATGCGCTGCTCGGTTACGAGACGCGGCGCGATTTCCGGCATAGCCGGCTGCGCTTTCGTTGGCGGTCGGGCGGTGTGAAGTCGCTCGATGCGCTGCACGGCCCGACCTTGACGATCGAGGGGCGCGATGCGGCGGGGGCGCCGCGCGCCTGGTATGTGCGGCTGTGGAATTATGCCGACGGGAGCGGCGAGGACGCGTTCGTCACGCTCGATTTCGATGCGCTGGCGGGCGGCTTTTCGCTGCCAGATGAAGTCGATCCGGTGTGGGCGGGCGACATCGAACGGATGTTCGTTTCGTTGGTGCCGCCCGCTTATGACGGCAGCGAGGGCGTGCTGGCGGAGCCGGTCGAAGGTTGGGCCGAGCTCAGCAGCATTGCGTGCGACGGGTCGGGGTCGGTGCTGGCAATCGGCGATACGATCTTGCCCGAACTGCGCCGCGGCATCGCGACCGGCTATGACGATCTCTATCATCTGACCCCGGCGCGGGTGGTGCGGCAGATCGTCCAGCTCGGCTATCGCGGCGAGGTCGTCCATTATGTCGGGATGAGCCATTTCATGCGGCTGGCGGCGGCGGGCGGCGGGTTCGAGGTCGATGTCGCGGGCGGCGTGCTCAACGCGCCGTGTGCAGCGTGGCACCGTGCGTTCACGGTCGAATGCGCCGCCGCCGGGCTGGGGCTGATCTGGTCGCTCTCCTACGAATTATTCGATGCCTATTGCCCCGCGGACTGGAAGCAGCGCGACAGCGAGGGAAATCCCGCGCTGACGGGCTGGGAGACGCCATCGACCCTGTTGTCGCCGGCGCATGGCGAGGCGATGGGGTGGCTGCAACTGGTGGCGCGCGCCCTTGTCGCGCTGGCGGTCGAGGCCGGTCTGCCGGTGCGGTTCCAGGTCGGCGAGCCCTGGTGGTGGGTCGCCGGCGCAGGGCGGCTCTGCGCCTATGACGCGGTGACGACGGCGGCATTGGGGAGCGCGAGCGTCGCGATTCCCGATGTCCGCGGCCCGCTCGATGCCGGGCAATGCGCGATGCTCGACGCATTGGGGGCGCTGCTGGCGGCATCGACTGCGCGCGATGCGGCGGGGGCGAGCGATTTCCGGAGCCATCTGCTCGTCTATCTGCCGAGCGTGCTCGATCCCGCGGCGCCCGAACTGCGCCGCGCCAATGTGCCGCTCGGCTGGGCGGCACCGGCGTTCGATGTGCTGCAGCTTGAGGATTATGACTGGGTGACGACGGGGCGCGGCGCCGCAAGTGCGGGCGCGCGCGCCGCGATGGCGGTGCGGCTGGGGTATCCGGTGTCGGCGCAGCAGTATTTCGCGGGCTTCGTTCTCGATGCCGACGACCGCGCCCAGTGGGCGGCGATCGCGGCGGCCGCCGACGCGGCAGAGGCAGCGGGTGTCGCGCGCGCCTTTATCTGGGCGTTGCCGCAGGTCGCGCGCGACGGCTTCATTTGTTTTGACGGGGAGGATGCGGTGCAGGCTTTCGATGCGGTGGATTTTCCGCTGGCGATCGGGCGCGAGGCGATGGCGGCGACCGAATTTTCGACGCAGATCGTCAGCTCGCCTTCGGGCCACGAACAGCGCGCGAGCGAATGGGCGGAAGCCCGGATGCGCTATGACGCGGGGCCGGGCATACGCTCCGAAGCCGATGTGCGGACGCTGGCCGAATTTTTTCGGGCGCGGCGCGGGGCGGCACGCGCCTTTCGCTTTCGCGATCCGTTCGATCATGCTTCGGCGGGCGATGGCGGCGCACCCGAACCGGGCGACCAGCTGTTGGGAGAAGGCGACGGCGAAACGCGGCTGTTCGCGCTCGTCAAACATTATGGCGCGGGCGATGCCGAACAGGAACGGGTGATCCGCCTGCCCGTCGCAGGAAGCGTGCGCGTCGCGGTGGGCGGCGTCGAGACGGCGGCCTTTGTCGTAACGGGCGAGGGTGCGGTGCTGCTGGATGATGCCCCCGCGGCGGGCGCGGTCGTGACGGCGGGCTTTCTGTTCGACGTGCCGGTGCGCTTTGCCGATGACCGGCTGGAGGTGAGCCGTGCGACCTTTCTGGCGGGCGAGATTGCGAGCGTTCCGCTGATCGAGGTGCGGGCGCCATGGTGAGCGAGGCCGAAGCCGCGCCGGCATGGCTGCGCGCCGAAGTGGTGACGCTGGCGTGGTGCTGGCGCCTGTCCCGGCGCGACGGGGTGGTGCTGGGCCTGACGTCGCACGACCGCGACCTGTTGATCGATGGCGTTCTCTATCGCGCGGCGCCGGGGATGAAGCCCTCTGCGATCGAAACGAGCGACAGTCTGGATGCATCGACGATGGACCTTGAAGGCGCGATCAGCAGCGATGCGATTGCGGCGCGCGACCTGGATGCGGGGCGCTGGGACGGCGCGGCGCTGACGCTGTTCGTGACCGACTGGACGGCGCCCGAGGTGGCGCGCGGGACGCTGGGCGCGATCGAACGGCGCGGGAGCGCCTTTGCGGCCGAATTGCAGGGCATCACGCAAATGCTCGACCGGCCGGTCTGCCCGGCGACATCGCCGTCGTGCCGGGCGGCGCTGGGCGACCCGGCGTGCCGGATCGATCTGGCACCGCTGACCCGCGCGCGCCGCATCGTGGCGATCGACGGGCGGCAGGTAACGATCGACGCCGCGCCGCCGCCCGGCACGATGGCGTTCGGCGAGCTGTGCTGGCTGGAAGGGGCGGCGTGCGGGCTGCGCACTCCGGTGATTGCGGCGGCGGGCGCGGTGCTGACGCTCGCCGAGATGCCGCCGTTGCTTCCGCCCCTGCCCGCGCGGGTGCGATTGATCGAGGGGTGCGACAAGCAGTTGGCGACCTGTCGCAGCCGCTTTGCCAATGCGGTCAATTTTCGTGGCGAGGCGCATCTGCCGGGCAATGATCTGCTGACGCGCTATCCCGGTGGATGAGCTTGGCGCGCGCGCCTTTGCCGCGGCGCGCGCGATGGTCGGCGCGCGTTTCGTCCCGCAGGGGCGCGACCCGCGCACGGGCGTCGATTGCGTCGGGCTGGTCTGGGCGGCTTATGCCGAAGCCGGACGGATGCTGGTTGCGCCCGCCGCCTATCCGCTGCGCGGATGGAGCGGCGCGCGGGTCGCGGCGGGACTGACGGCGGCCGGCTTTGGCGAAACGGTCGACGCGGCGCGGGTCGGCGATGTCGCGCTGATCGCGCTGCCCGCGCGGCAGTTTCACCTGGCGCTGATCGGGCCGGCGGGGATTGTTCATGCCCATGCCGGGCTGCGCCGCGTGGTCGAAGCGCCGTTCGATCCGGCGGTGCTGCGTGCGCGCCGCTGGCGGCTTTCTGTTCGGGAGGAATGATATGGCGACTCTGGTGCTGACGGTCGTCGGCGGCATCGTCGGCGGCCCGGTGGGCGCAGCGATCGGCGCCGCCGTCGGCCAGCAGGTCGATGCGGCGATCTTCAAGCCCAAGGGGCGCGAGGGGCCGCGACTGGCCGACCTGAAGGTGCAGGCATCGACCTACGGCCAGCAAATACCCAAGCTTTTTGGTACGATGCGCGTTGCGGGCAGCGTCATTTGGGCAACCGACCTGATCGAGCGGCGCACGAAGAGCGGCGGCGGCAAGGGGCGGCCTTCGGTGACCGAATATAGCTACGCGGTATCGCTGGCGGTCGCGCTGTCCTCGCGGCCGATCCGGGCGGTGCGGCGCATCTGGGCCGATGGCAATCTGCTGCGCGGGTCGAGCGGCAGCTTTCGCGAACGCTGTGTCTTTAGGAGCCATGACGGGGGCGAGGATCAGGCCGTCGATCCCCTGATTGCCGCGGCGCTGGGCCCGGCTGCTGCTTCGGCGTTTCGCGGATTGGCCTATGCCGTGTTCGAGGAGCTGGAACTGGCGGCCTTCGGCAACCGGATCCCGTCGTTGACCTTCGAGGTCGAAGCCGATGCGGGGACCGTCGATGCCGGAAGCGTGGCCAATGCGTTGCTGGGCGATCCGGCGCGCGCCGCGGGGCTTTGGCCCTTTGGCGGCTATGCCGCGTCGGGCGATCGCGCGCGCGACGCTCTGGCGCCGCTGTTCGACGCCGATGCCGTCCGGCTGCGCAGCGCGCCGGCGGACTGGCGGCTTCTGCCGGCGGAGGCCGAGCAGCCCATCCTTGCACCGGGTGCCTATTCCGAAAGCCGACGCGATTGGAGCGCGTCCGACATCGCCGAGCATCGGCGCATGCCGCTGGGGGCGCTTCCCGCTTCGATCCGGCTGCGTCACTGCGAGCCCGAGCGCGACTATCAACTCGGTCAGCAGATGGCGGTTGTTGCGGGCGGAGGTGCACGCGAGGACCGGATGGATTTGCCCGCCGTGCTTGCCGCCGGTTCGGCTCGCGCGCTGGCGCAGCGGCTCGCAGCTTCGGCGACCGATGGCCGCGAAACGATCGTCTGGGAAGCGGATCTGGCGGCGCTGGCCTTGCTCGTCGGCGGGTTGATTATGCTTCCGGACGCGGGCGTCTGGCGCATCGCATCGCGCAGCGTGAAAGCGGCGTCGGTCCGCGTCGAACTGCGGCGCTATCGGCCGCCGAGCGTGACCGAGCTTGTCGCGGACCCCGGTGCGCCCGTCGTTGCCCCCGACTGGCCCGATAGCGAGGGCGGGACGGCGCGGCCGGCACTGGCGTTGGGGGCGCTGGCCGCGCCGCTGGAGCCGGGGCCGACAGGCCTGTTCGACCGGGCGAATAGTTTGGTCGTCGAGCTGGCCAATTCCATGATGGCGCTCGAATCGATTGGCGACGCGGCGCTCTTGGCCGGCGGCAACAGAGCGATGGTCGGCGGTGAATTGTTGCAGTTCGGTGCCGCCGAATCGTTGGGGGGAGGATTGTGGCGGCTGACTGGGCTCCTTCGCGGTCTTTCCGGGACCGACGATGCGATGGCGCATGGCGCGGGCGAGCCGTTCGTCCTGCTCGACGACGCAGCACTGTGGCTACTTCCCGACGACATGGCGCGGCAGGCCGAAAGCGGCGAAGCTAGCGTCGAATGGGCGCGGCGGGGCGGCGTTGAACTGGTCGATGTGCCGGTGCCGTCGGCGGCGCGGGCGCTGCGGCCGCTGTCGCCGGTGCATGGATATATGCGCGCGGCTGCCGATGGCGCGATCGAGGCGCGCTGGGTGCGGCGCAGCCGTGCCGATCACGGCTGGCGCGATCAGGTCGATCTGCCGATCGGCGAGGTCCGCGAGCTGTGGCAGGTCATGCTCGTGCCCGCGGTGCCGGGGCTCGGCCCGTGGGATTGCCCTGAATCCCGACTGGTTCTGGATGCCGCGCTGCTGGCGGTAATACCGGCGGGAAGCGCGCTTTCCGTTCGGCAGGTCGGCGACTTCGGTCTTTCCCCGCCGCTTGTCCTCCCGCTCGCGTGATCCTCTGCTCTCTGAAAGGATTCCAACATGTCGGACAATCTGCAGACCCCGCGCTTTGCCCTGCCCATGCTGTCGGTGGCGCAAGCGCAGAAGGAGACGACGCATAACGAGGCGCTCGTCCTGATCGACGCGTTGCTTCACGCCCCCGTCGTCGATGGGCCGCTGGCGACGCCGCCTGAATATCCTACCGAGGGCGATTGCTGGATCGTGGATGAAGCCCCCATCGGCGAATGGTCCGGCGAGGCAGGCCGCCTGGCGCTCTGGACCGCGGGCGGATGGCGGTTCGTTGCGCCTTCGCCCGGGATGCGTGTCAGACGGATCAGCGACGGTGCCACGCTGCTGTTCAACGGCTCCGGATGGACTGTACCCATCGCTATTGCGAATCCCGAAGGAGGGGCAACGATCGACCTGGAAGCGCGTGCGGCAATAGACGCGCTGCTTGCGCTTATGGTAGCGCATGGTATTATGATCGCTGGCTGATTTTGTTTCTGTTCGCGCAGGAAGTGCGACTTTTTGGCAACAGATTGTCGATTTGTTTACTTGCGTGGAACCAAAGGCACGAGTAGGACGTCTGTCGAGACGTAATCTCAATTGAAAGGGGAATCCATTATGAGGAAGCTTGCCGTCGCTGTGGCGTTGGCCTCCACTGCCCTTGCGTCGCCTGCTATGGCGCGCGACAACTCGTGGTATGTTGGTGTCGGTGGTGGTGTCATGATCGTCGAGGACATCGACCTCGATATCGGCACCGTCGCTAATGCGGGAACGCTCGATCATCGTACCGGTTATGATTTCGAAGGCACTGTCGGTTATGACTTCGGCGGTTTCCGCGCTGAAGTCGAAGTCGGCTATCGTGAAGCCGACATCACCGGTGGCCGTTTTTCAACTCCCGGGATTCCCGCGAACTCGACGGGCGGGCTCTTCACCGGCAATACGCCACTGAATGGCGACTCGAACGCGTTGAGCTTCATGGCCAATGGTATGCTCGACTTCGGTGACGACGATGGCCTGCAGGGCTTCGTCGGCGGCGGTGCAGGT